CCTCGAATCCATTTACCAGAAACGATAGCCATAAGGTATGTAGCACCAGTAAGATACGACCAGCTTTCACTTGCAAAGCTCTCACCATTGTTTCCATCACGTGGAGCCTTAACATAAGGTTCAACAAGTGAATAGAAGTAGAAGTCAGAAGCAGCTGAAGCAGCGAGGAACCAGTACTTGCGTTTTGTAGAGTCTGGAGCACCAGCAGCAGTCGTAGCAATACGAGGTACTGAAACGAGCTTGTATTTATTCGAGTATACATTCTTAGTACCAGCGTTTGAAGTGGATACATCAGCAGTTGCGTGCATTAGTTGTCGTACTTCATTGATAGTATTAGGATCATCAGTCGTGATAATAGTATCAGGAGAGTAATAACACTTGACACCAAGATTGTCGTATGATTCCTCTACGAATGACTTCTCAGCCGTTTCTAGAGATCCCTTAGAGAATGCTGGATTGCTTGTTACGATATTTGAGTATGTAGTAGCAGAACCAGTGAGTGTGTGTGATGCGGACATAAGAGCGAGTCCATCACCTACAGTGATAGTTCGAGTTGCCCCATCGTATACGTAAGTCGTAGACCATGCAAATGTAAGACGGTTGGCAAGATCAAGCTCGATAGTATTTGGACATACCTCAGTGAGGTTTGTAATTTTATCGATAATCTGTTGATCCTTTCCTGCATCTCGCATAAGTTTAGTAATAGAACGAACCTGAGCAATTGTATAAACAGTTGCATCCTTCTCGTATCCATATTGTACTACTCCCTCTGCTGCGTCTTCTCCTTCATCACGAACACCTGCGTATTGTGAAGTGTCGATTCGTTCAGCAAATCTCTTAGAGTCACCAGTATGCATAGGCATAGTGTTAACACTGACGATTCCTGAATTCTTCATTACCATCGGTAGAGTTTTCTGTTTGTCCTGAAATGTTCGATCCACTATATCTGTCAATTGTGACAGTTGGAACGAAGAAATATTAGCCATATAAAAGGTGAATTAAATATTAAAATTATGCAGTTTCGGTAGTCGGAAGATTAAATTTGCATTTTCCACGAGTGGAAGTAAGAAACTCAGTAATACGTGCTCCTTTCCCTGCTGTATCAACGGATAGTCCGAGTGATCCAGAAGTAATTTCTACTGTCTTGAATACATCTACAGCAGTAAATGTTCCAGCGGTTACAGTGAAGAAAGCCTCTGAGTATATACTCTTTGGAATCAATACTGCTTTCAATTTACCAGCTGTTGCATAATCTGCATCAGTTGCTGCAATTCTTTCTGCGAGGATACCGACAAAGTCAGCTCCTGCTGCGTTTTCAACACCCATAACGGTAAGATTACCGGTTGTGGTATTTCCTGAAATTTCAATTCCTACTGCACCTCCATCAGCGAGAGCCGTTGAAGCCTTGAAAGGCATCAATTTAAGCTCCCAATCCTGAACGGATACTGGGTAGAAATTCGATGTTACATTCGGTACATTTGCACCTGTTACGACTTTTCCCATTGGATTTAAAGTTAATTAATAAATTTGCTTATGTCTGACATTTTTACGTTTTCTTCAAATGAAGAGGGATGTCTACCTTCTTCATATGTTCCAAATGCTTTACCTATGGCTGTGGCAAACATCATTTCGTGACTGTGTACTACAAGATTAAAAATATGATTTATATAACCCTTTGGCACATCGTGCGCTTTCAATACTTCAAGTATTTCATCCGCTACGTGTAGTCCTACAAGATCACGCATTGCTGTGAGGTCTTTAGGTTCCTTTGTAAGTACATAGTCAAGAATCTTTTGTGAATATTCCTTTTCAGTTCCATCAACAAAAGTCACCTTATTTTCCAGAACATTGGAAACTTCTTTTTCTCCGATAAACATATTAGTTAATGAAGTTAGATAATACGATAAACTCTCAGTAAGTAGGATGTGTGAATTTGTAACTATCACCAGTCATACGCAATTCTCATTCAAAATGTTCTACAAATGGTTGTCCATCTTTCAATGGTTCTGCCCTTTGTTTCTCACTTCTTGTGAAATTATGCCCAAATTCTGTTGAATCCACTCTCAATTCCTCTCAATCGGCTAGAGTAAGAAGCAACTTTTGATTATTTATAAGTATACCGAGGTGATCCTTATATGAAAAATCTTTGGTCTTATCTTTCTTTTCGCTCTTATATGAAAGCACCGGAACGTCTCCCCACATCTTGTAGGAATAATCCCAAGGTCATTTGTATTTCTCTTTTGACTTCAGAAACTTGTTCTCTGGAGTAAGTTTACTTTCCAATTCCTTGTTTTTAGCTTCTGCAGCATCTAGTCGAGCAAGTATTGCCGATAAATCTGCATTTCGTGTTTGCTCCATTGGAGCTAGCTCATCTGGAGCTGTAGTCATCTTTGCCATAGGTTTTAGTTGTTAGGGTTAATAGTAACGATTTGCCCATCACGAATAATCGTATACGGTGCTTTATCCTCGCTGGATTTCTTTGAATTAGATATCCCAGTACTTCATAGCATAGCCATTCCATCACTGAGTTTTTCTCATTTCATTTTGTCCTTATTCACATAAAGAGTTGCCATTTCTACAAATTCAAGAGCAGTTTCTTCGTCTAGCACATGCCCTTTTGATATTTTATCAAAATAGGATCGTGCTCTATCTCTTTGCTCATCATCGAGCTTAGAGAGTACTTTCTCTGCCTTTTTAAGTGATTTTTCGTGTTCCTCTTCCTCTCTACGTTTATTGTACTTAGTATCAAAATCATCTTCCGTAGTACCATTATTACTAGGTAAGCTGACGGTAAGTTTGGACTGTACATCTTCGTAGGAATCATATCAGAACGATCGAGCCACTTCATTTGCAAGTTTTGGATCTTGTCTGTGTAACTCTAACAAACTATTAGCATCTGTGGATGCTTTTTGAATCTCTGTGTCTAGAAGCATTTGTTTATATCTCATTGCTTCCTTTGTACTTCAGTCAAGCTGTTCTTTGTATCTTTTCAGCTTCACATCAGTCTCTTCTGGAGGGTTACCCGTAGGAGCCTCTGGTTGTTCTTCGTCCAAGTTATCACTCATGGTGGGTTGGTAAGAAATAAAAAATAGTATCATTGCAGATACTATACTTGACTCTAAGGTCTCCCGAAAATAGAGTCGAGTATAGTATCGACAAGGTGGGAGACTTTGTTAAGGAGCTTCTATAACTAGTATATTATTTTTTCATATTTTGCAAATAATTCTTGACTGTGTCAGGAATATTGTGTAATGATTTAGTTAATTCATCTATAGTTTCCATACTACGATATAAGTGTTCCTCTTTCCCTCTAAATGTTCCCTTGGCAAGTTCTATCTGATAGGAGAGCTTTGATTTAAGGAGAAACTTTATGAATATTTTCTCGTATGACATAAGGATTTCTATATCGTCCTGACCGAGTACGTGTTCTGATCTTAGCTCTAACTCATTAGAATCAATTATTACATAACTCATGGTGCTGGTTGGTTAATTGGTGATGCTCATCCTTGTGCTGGTTCTGGTATAACTCATACTTCCGGTGCTTCTTGCATCATTGCTTGGAGTTGTGCCATAACCTCTTCTTTCTTTGCTCGTACATCCTCTTGATCCGATTTTGCTTCTACGGTGATATTATAATCAGCAGCAAGATCACGCAGAGTAGATTTGATAGGTATAATCGTTTCAAGGTCTATACCTGCCTGTTTTGCTACCATGTACCCTTGTGCTATTTGCCCCACTGTATTCAATAGGTCAAGTTTCTGTTGTCTGTCCACCGCATTGATTGTCGGAGCTGTCGTGTTTGTAAATACATCAATAAATATATCCCCCCGTAGGAGTTCTGGAGTAACCTCAAAGGTACTCATACCTTTCTTCTGTCGGAACTTCTGCTTATCCCCATTCCCGACGAGTTCTTCTCCCTCAATCTCAATCTCTGGATAAAGTCCTTCAGCTGTTTTACGTGGAAAGTATGTTTGAAGAAGATCCTTGTATAGATCAGCGAATCTTTCATTTGCAAGATCACGATTCAAAAGCCATACATTTACACGCTTCTGAGAAGATCCCCTTTGGAGTTCTGCTTGGAATGCAGTATTTGCCTCCGCCATGATGTTTTGAATGTCTATACCTACATAGATTGATATTTCTTTGTATATGATGTCTAGATAGCTGAATAATGCCTGATTTGGTGGGTTTCCTGATAGCTGTTGAAAGTTATTTGCAAGATTACCATCAAAAGTAAGTATTTCGTTATCATAACTAAAGCCACGATCACTAAAAGAAAGACCATTACCAAGAGCAAGTACTTGTGAATTACTTCTTTTGATTGCGTCCATTGCAAGCTCTGAGAAGTTGTTAAGTTTACTATTAAACATCAGAGAAGCTTCACAAAAACCACGTCCATAGATAGAGTAGTTCTTTTTACCAAAGGCACGTACTACAAATGGGAGAGCTTTCTCTCCATCTATAGTCGATACCATAGGGTGTTCCCTGATAATAACATTGTTATTCGCTATGATTATATAGGCGTCCTTTTCTATGTTCCAGTAATGAGTGAGTTTTACAAACTTCCCGGTAGTACTCATTTCCTCGTCATTTACAAACGAATGGTTCTCTGTGGAGTACTGTCTTGGTGCGACCTTCTTAATATTCTTGTATATAGGACTAGTATCAAAGTTTTGGAATCTTTCGTATGGTACCCACTGGGTTAGGATACAATCAGTTGCGTCCTCGATACTATTCTTTGCGGAGTCGTCTATATAGAAGTCACGTATATCTATATTCTTCACGATTATACTTTCTTTCTTGAAGGTCTTGGTTTCCCATGTCATATTCATATCGTCTCCCATAATAGGGTCTTGTTGTGTCTTTTCATACGATTCAAACCCCGTAAAGATTACAGAAGTTCAGAAACCTGCTGCTATATATTCGCTATCTGTAAATACTGCCTTTCGTTTGTTCTTTCTAAAGTCATACTTCCAAATATGCTCGATTGCTTTTGCAGCAGTCTTGGACTGACTTGTATCTCCTTTGAATTGAAACTCGGTAGCCATCTTTGTGGCTTCAGAAACATAAAGCTCAATAAGAGAGGAAGCAAGTGGGACATTAGACGAGCTTCGTCCATCTGGATACGGTACAAGAACTGCGTCTATCATGGTTTGATAAATTTCCCAATCCTTATCAACTACACTGCGAGCTGATTGCATTGCACTAAAGCGAGTGGCTACATAACCAATCTTCGTCGCTTCATCCTTGGATGGAGTATAGCTTGGATAGATTTGTTCCTGTTCGAATTGTTTTACTGGTAGCATATTTGATTATTTAGTTTTAATAAGTATATGTATTTCCTATATAAATCAAATTATCTTTTCACTAGAGCACCTGTGCGGTAGTCTCTTTGAAGTCTAGTATCTACAAGTATTCGTTTCTTTTCCGCTAGTGGATTTTCGAGGAAGTAAGTTATTAAATATTCTAAAGCCGTTCTTCAATGAGAAGTCCAATCATGTACGGGGAGCGTAAATGCTTTCGTGGAGGTACTATTTTCACTCCTTTCTGGATACCTTGCATTCATGATAGCGGAAGCAAAATCAAGACAATTATCATTATAGCGTATTCTGTAGAGATTAGTCCTTGTTTTGAGTATCTGTTCCTCCTTGCTTCGTTCTTGTGGGAGCATAAGGTTAATACCCACTTTCCTATAGTCATCTAGTATGGTAGAATTCCCCATTGCTGACTTGGTATCATATGGATCTGCTATAAATACCGCTCGTTTCCAATTATAAGACATGTACCTCTCCATAAACCGATACATTCGGTCATCGATCTGCATCTTTGGCTGACACGTAAGGAAATAGGCACTGTCCTCTGGTGTAGATTTGTATTCGATATAGTCAAGGATATTCCAATATACCCCATCTGGTTGCATAACTATAACCGCGTTAGGATCTACGCCTCCATGGCTATTATCTATAGCAATATAGAGTGGTTTATTTGGGTCGTATATGAGCACTGTAGGCTCTTTTGGAAAGTCTGTATATACTCGTCCAACGATTGCCGTGTTGTAGTCAATTTCTAACTCGGATGCAACCTTCTCTTTGCTCATACCCTTTATCTTCTCATTGTACCACTTTGTATCATAGAGAGGGTGTTCTGACCAGTGATATCTCAATCACTTGACCTCGGGCTTTATATCCTCCCCTTTTTCATTCTTCTTCCATTGTGTGAGCTTCCTCATTCTGAAGAACTCATTACCTTCTCAGTTAGGTGTGGAGTTGAATATCCTACAAGGTGTCGCTGAAGATGCTGCTGTGTTTATCATGGTAGCATTTTGCATAAAAGCCATCTCATCCATGAATATAGCGTCATAAGTTCCTGATCGAGAAGCGTTTGGATTCGCTGATTCCCCGGTTATACTTCCAGTACCATCTGATCTGGATATAGTCATATACTTGTTATATTGTGTCCCCATGTTCTTTGAGAAGCCTTCAGGTAACATCCATTGAGGGAGGTTCTTTAGTATGAACCTTGCCTTTTCAAATAAGGATTTCATACTACCGGGTTTATCTACGTCATCCTCCTTTTGACTGATCATCAAGTACTTGTGATCGTGGAATAAAAAGCCATAGACAAAGATACTGACTACGAGCCACGATATACCGCATTGTCTTGATTTTTCTATAAAAACATTGAGTAATTCAGTACGCTCTTCGATGGGTTTAGTACCGTCAATGATACTCTTCCATATCTCGTCTATTGCTTCTCTTTGAAATTCAAACGGTATAAATGGTATGGTGGTCTCCTCCTCTAGAGTAAATAATGACTTATTCCTATCCGTGTAGACATAGTTATTAAACCAGTGAAAAATATCCCTCTTGCATAACTCCATCTCAATACAATATATCTTTGGATTGTTATGTGCCTTACTAAGGAGCTTGACTCTTTTCTCTGTCTCTAGTCGTAAATCAGGGAGCTGATAGGTCATTAGTATTTCTTTTTAGTGGTAGGTTTATTCACTGGTTTTGGCATCATTGGTTTTGCCTTTGGTTTTGCTTTCATATTGGGTAGTTAGAGTATATATTTATTATACGAGAAATGTAGGATAATCAAATTTACTTATTATGTGCTTTGTTGTAGATGTCTGTGAGTTCTCA